GATTACCTTTTACGGATGGACAACAATGGGCAGATTAGATAGAAAAAAGTTTACCTACACAAAACAAGACGAATTTTTTGATTATGGGAAAATTGTATTATACTTATTATTGGCATATCTATATTTTCATTTTATAATAATGGGATGGCATTTATGATTACAAAAGAGTACATACAAGATACCATAAAAAGTTTAGACTTAGCTATGCATTTATTGAGAGTACAATTTTATTTAGCACTAGCTTTTAGTTATATTGCTAAATCAATATACTCTGTATTTTTTTATAAAAGTGAAAAAAAGAAGAGTTATGAGGAAGATGAATTATTTATATAAAGGTTATTTTACTGTAGTAAAGGGTTATGTTTTTGGACTATTAGCATTTTTAGGCGTGGGTATTATACTTAGCATTCCTATGATGTTGATGTGGAATTGGCTAATGCCGTTCATATTTGGTTTACCAGAACTAAATTTATTACAGACATTTGGATTATCTGTATTGGTAAATATGCTTACTTCTAAGCTAGACATAAATACCAAGACAGTTGAAGATGTTGGTTCTCTAACAGATATGCCAGCACTCACAAAACAATACTTAGATTTGAAAAATGAATTAGAAGATATTGAAGAAAAGTTTAGTAAGTAGACTATTTATATCCAAAATCGGAGACTAAAAATGGATTGGGAATGGGTAATAAATACTCTAAAAGAAGCTAGGGACAATGAAAATTGGGACTTGGTAAAAGAAGTAATATCTTACATTGACGAATACGAAGAGTTTTCTGAAGAAGATATGTTTGAGTTTGACTAAAAGTATGGGGCTGTCTTTGGAAATCGACAGGTGCTATTTGACAATTGAGTGCAACTGAGTTTGAGTACGACTTGACATAAAAGACTCACAATCCTAATTGGCGATGAATCGCTAGACGGGTTGGTAATTGATTGGCATTTAGCCAATGCTGAAATGGGATTCGACATTTATGTTGATGAACCTATTCAGGATTTCCAACCAACTTACGCATACGCTGCATAAGTTACTGAGTTGTCTAACACTCGGTCATAAAATAAGTTAGACAAAACTCACTTTAGCTAGAGGGAAGTTAGTGATTTGTATAAAGAAACTGCCAGTTGGTAACTCTGAACAAAGTTACAAGTAGTTTGTCAGTTACTTCTTATTGAAACTGAACTAAGTTGTGAATGACTCATTGAAAAATACATACTGGACAGGGGTTCGAATCCCCTCAGCTCCACATCGTGGTTGGGTGGAAGATAAAAGCAAGATAAAGACGGATGAGGTTTTTGTCTTTTTTCCGGAAGCAACTACCCACCCAACTACATAAACAATAAGGAGTAACTATGGCAAGTACATTATTACCACCGGCAATAGCAGCTAAAGGTTTTGTTGATTCAGCAATACCAATCAATGTTACTGCTACAGCCGCCACATCAGGTTATGGTGGTGCTATAGTAGCAGCAGTTACTGCTTTAGCATCAGCTACAACATCAATTACTGTTATACAGACTGCATTGATTCCAAGTGGGGCGATTGCTCCACCAGCAAAAATTGGACTAAATATAACTGGTGCTATATTAGCTCAGATAGTTGCTGTAAATGGCACAATAACAGCTACAACAGCACAATCGATAGCAGCCTCAGGTGCGCCGTCACCGTCATTTCCAGCATCAGCAGCTGCAGTTGGAACGCAACTAGCTGCTATATCATCCGCTATAACACTGGGACTAATAACACCACAAAGTGTATAAAAACAAGAAATAATCCTTGTATATTAGCATATTTATTCGTAGCTTTATATGTTATGAAAGAGATAAATATGAAAAATAAAAAAACAGTTATATTCGATTTGGATGGGACTCTTGCTGATATCGATATCCGTAGGGATAAGTCTCTCAAACCAAATGGTAAATTAGATTGGAAGATATTTGCTTCACCCACTTCTATTATGGATTGGGATAAACCAAATGCACCAGTAATCAAAATGGCTCAGATGTTCAAAGCTGATGGATTCAAAATTGTAATCTTCTCAGGCAGGAACGATAGAGGTTTCTTTGCTACTAAAGATTGGTTGAAGATTCACAATGTACCATTTGATTTGTTAGTGATGAGGCCTGATAAGTTCAAATCAGATTCATGGCCGATTGCTGATGGAAACCCAGCTACTAAAGCTATGAGGTTTATGCCTGATGAAATCCTAAAGAAAGCTATGTTAGATACCTTTGTTGATATCGATGATGTCTTTCTTGTAGTTGACGATAGGGATAAGGTTGTGAAGATGTGGAGGGACTTAGGATTGAATACATTCCAAGTTGCTCCTGGTGATTTTTGATGCCGTACTTTTTACTAAAAATATTTTGGTGGTTTGACGGCATCATCTCACTATTTAAAAATGTAATATTTATTTGGATGTATAAACGACATTTGAAAAAACGAATAGAAAAAAATAACTTCGGTAGACGAGAGGAGTGGTAATGAATATAGGATACGCTTGTATCAATATGCAATTGTCGTACCCGCAGAAGTATGGTGGACAACCTAAAGGTGTGAAGCCAATAACGACTGGTAGGAGTATGATAAAGAGAACATTTCTAACTAAAGGTGTAGACTATGCTAGTGAACTAGCATTAGATAATGCCAAAGACTTAGGTAAAATTGTAGATTGGAATATACTCAATGGTTACAATTTTTTCCGTATGACATCAGGTATTGCACCTTGGAAGTCTGAGTATGAATGGGATGAGATGAAAGATATAGAACAAATTAGAATGTATTTACATTCTGCTGGTGTAAAGGCTAAAACACATAAACTTAGAATTACATCTCATCCAGGTCCTTTCAATGTATTGACATCTCCACACGAACATGTGGTGGTAAATTGTGTTGGTGATCTAACTGACCACGCAGCTACATTTGATATGATGGGATTGAGTGAGACACCCTACAACAAAATCAACATACACATTGGTGGTGCTTATGGAGATAAACCAAAGTCAATGGAAAGATTCTGTAAGAACTTTGAAAGACTACCACAATCAGCTCAGAACAGATTGACTGTAGAGAACGATGACAAAGCATCAATGTATTCAGTAAAGGATTTATATTATGGAGTATACAAACGAATCGGTATTCCTATTGTTTTCGATTATCATCACCACAGGTTCTGTGATGGTGGACTATCAGAGAAAGAAGCTTTGGAGATGGCTATCTCAACTTGGCCTGAGGGTATTGTACCAGTTGTCCACTATAGCGAAAGTCGTAGTGCCGAACAAGCTGACGAAAAGATAAGGCCACAAGCACACTCTGACTATGTTTATGATTACATTGATACTTATGGTAATACGATAGATATTATGATTGAGGCTAAACGAAAAGAATTAGCAGTACAAAAATATAAGGAATTACATATGGGGCTGTAGCTCAGTTGGGAGAGCGCTTCCCTTGCACGGAAGAGGTCGCAGGTTCGATCCCTGTCAGCTCCACATATTATGTGGTATA